CTCTATGCGCTCGACGTGAAGGCAGTTGGGGCATATCGCGTCGATGGTCCGCTGGCCGTGCAGCGTCCACTCGGACCACGGGACCAGCTCCATGCGATACCCGCACTTGGAGCATGTGGGCGCTGTTACGTCGCTCATAGGGCAATCCATATCAGCAGCGAGACGAGCGCTCCTACGGCGAGGGTGACCGCGAGACAACCAGTGGTCACTACGGGGTCCGTCGGCGTAAGCTGCTGTCTTGGCGGGTCATAGCGGTGATAGCTCATGAGACGGTCACGCTCCCTTGCAGTGCGATGTAGCGGGTCTTGCCGCTGTAGTTGTCGTACACGCCCCACGCGAGGCCGCCCGTGTAGACCAGTCCGCGACAAATGACGGACTCACCAGGATTCAAGGTGCCAGTGATCGTGGCACCGCTCGCGGTGGATGGCTCGGAGCGTACGTTGCGCTCCGTCCCAGCCGTGACGCGGAAGCTCGCTGGGACGATGGACGGCCCGCTGTCCTTTGCGTAGCGGTAGATGTAGGTCCAGCTGCGAAGGCTGCGCACCTCTACCTCATGGCCCGTCTGGTCACCGCGATTCGGCCCTGTGATGCCGCCGTACTCGTCCCCGTGGGCATCGGCCTGTAGTCCGTTGCCGAGGGCAACGCCCGTGTGTCCCTTGACCCAGAGCACGTCACCGCGCCGCACCTTGGATGCGCTGTAGCTCATGCGCGTGAAGCCCTGCGCCTTTAGCTGCTCGTCCTCGTTGCCCGTGTACATAAAAACGATGGGTGACCTGTAGCTTCCTGATAGCGCGCAGTTGACGCAGACGCGCACCATCTCCGAGCAGTCGTAATCGCCGCCGTGGATGGTCACCTTTGAGCCATCAGAAAGGGTGACGGACTCTGTGGTACCGTCACCCGCTCGGTTGTTCTGGCTATATCCGTGACTGTTGTGAGCTGCGATGTGCTCCGCTACCTGCGCGATGCGCTCTGGTACCGATAGGGCCATGCGTCCTCCTTTATTCGGTTGTCACCTTCTGGCTACAGCTCCCACTTGCTGCCCTCGATTGCCGCGAATGTCAGATGGCCCGCGTTATACAGCGTGCTCCAGTTGGTCGCGGTCTGGTAAGTTGATATGAGCGCGGACGGGACGTAGATGGTGCCGCTCATGCCGTTGTAGCCGCGCATTGGGGTGCTGGCGAATGCGCTCACGTTGCTAAGTTTGCATGCTGTGTCTGACTTGCGAAGGACCAGCTCTGTGAGGCTGTGGCAACCACTGAACGCATAGGAACCAATGGTGCCTACATTTTGCGCGTCGAGCTGCTGCAATCCAATACAGTTTTGAAACGCACTCCCGCCTATGCTCGTCACCCCACTCGGAAGTTCGGTCAACGCTAGGCTGGTGCAGTTGTAAAACACAGAGCTGCTAATTGTCGTCACCCCACTCGGAAGCTCCGTGAGCGCTAGGCTGGTGCAGCCTTGAAACGCACTCCCGCCTATGCTCGTCACCCCACTCGGAAGCTCCGTGAGCGCTAGGCTGGTGCAGCCTTGAAACGCACTCCCGCCGATTCTCGTAACGCCACTGGGAAGTTCGGTCAACGCTAGGCTGGTGCAGTTGTAGAACGCATTCACGCCGATTCTCGTAACGCCACTGGGAAGTTCGGTCAACGCTAGGCTGGTGCAGTCGTAGAACGCACTCTGGCCTATGCTCGTAACGCCGCTTGGAAGTTCCGTGAACGCTAGGTTGGTGCAGTTGGAGAATGCATAGTCACCGATGGTCGTAACGCTGTCTGGAATGCGCGTGATTGCACCGCTGCGCATGATGGTGTTCGCAAAGTCGGTGTCATCGCCGCCGCCACCACCGCCCTCGGACGTGCCAGCGGTCCTCACGCCCTCGGACGTGTAGAAGTACTTGCCGCTTGCGACGTCTGCCGCCGCTGCGGTCGTGTCGCTCACGTCGGTGAACTGGTTGAGCGTGCCTTGCTGGTCTGGAAGCAGTACGCTCGGAACCTCGCGGTAGACCGCGCCCATTACGCTAACGTCGTGTGCCATGTCTGAACCTCCTAGCTGATGGTGAGCACCTTCGTCGTGCTGTTCTGGCTGATGGTGGGCAGCGTGAGCGAGCCGGCCACGCCGAGCACGCTCTTGCCGCTCAGCAGGTTGCCCGCCACAAGGTCGTTTACCGCGCTCTGCAGGATGCCCACGGTGCCGCCCGAAGTCCTGCCAGCGGGGATAGTCACCGTGCCAGCCTTCGTGCTGATGGTGCCGCCAGTCGCGCCGTTGTCGGGGATGTTGCCCGTCACGGCACCGTTGGGGCCGAACACGGTGACGCCCTCCATGACGTCGGATGCGGCAACCTGAGACGCGCCAGCGGTGTCATAGAACTTCGCGGTGCCGCCGCCGCTCTTTGGGATATCGACCTCTGGCACGTCCTGATAGGTCACGCCGTTGATGATTACGTTCTGTGCCATGCTGCGTCCTCCTAACTGACGGTGAGGGTTGCACCGTTCCATGTGATTAGCCCGTAGTTGCTCGGGATGGGATTGACAACGAAGTCTGCCGTCATGAGCTTCCCCGTGGTGGCGAAGGTCTGCGCGGCGCTGGAAGGGGTCGCGTCATAGGGACCGTCGTACTCGTCGGCGGTCGCGTTGACCACGCGCACGTACTCGTCCGCGCCCCACGAGAGCGACGTCTCGTCCATCTCGAGGTCTAGGCAGCAGCAGGTGTCAGCCATAGGGCAGCACCTCCTTGATGTGGTTGCCGCCCACCTCCACGCGCTTCTCGGCGGTGGCGAGACGCCTGCCATCGACGGTCACGAAGTTGAGCTGCACGGTCGCTTCGCCCTTGCGGATGCCGCCCGTCTGCACCTGCGTGAAGTCCGCGAGCACGACGGTAGCGTTTTCCTCGCCGTCGTAGGTCACGCTGGTGACCTCGCCCTCGATGGGGTCACGACAGCTTTGCTTGATGGTGGCGTGCACGTCCGTCCCCGTGAGGTCAGCACCGCGTACCGTGAGCCGCAGGGTTGGTGTTGTCCACTGAATCATGCTTGCTCCTTCTGCTCCTTGCCGTGCGCTAGCATCTGCCACCATGTGGACTCGCTGATTTCGGGGTGTATCTCGGCGAATATCTCCATGAGACTGCCCAGCTCCATGAGGATGAGCGAGACGCACACCGCCATGAGGACAGGTTGGAAGCCTAGCTCCAAGCCGCCCAGAAGCATCGCGTCCACCACGTCCGCGGCGCACACCACGCCGAAGTTGGAGAGCTTGCGGATGAGACCCTGACGGAACTCGTGCGTGCTGAAGTCGTGCTGGACGAACCAGGCGTTAACCACGCCAAAGAACACATCGAGCAGCGCGAGTACCATGAGCGCCATTATGGCCACCTGCGCCTGTGGGTTGAGTATTGGCTGGATGAAGTAGTGGTATGGGGCCATGGTACGGCCCTCCTTTCGGTCCTAGCAGATTGCGAGCCAGTAGTAGCCGACAGCGTTGCTTGCGAGCCATGCGTTCGTGTCGCTTCTCTGCCAGCGGACCTGCACCTGAGTGGCGCTGTCGATTGACCAGACCATCGGCACGGCGATTTTCGCCACGGCCTCGGACTCGCTGCTTGCCTTGCCTGCGGTCACGAACACCGCCGTGGGCTTTGTCCCGAGGTTCGGATTAAAAGTCGTGACGCCGTTGCTGTTGGTTGTTCCTGTGGCGTATCCGAAGTTGAAGCCCTTGATATAGGGTCCGTTGTTCAGTTTGAGGCCGTAGTCTGCCAACATATCAATTGTCGAGGTACCGTTGCCGGACCCTAACTCCACAGATGCGGAAGGGGACTGGGTAGACGCACCGCTCGCAGTCGCGGACAGGCTTGCGCTGGCAGTGCTTGCCGTCGCGGTCATAAGGAGGTTCGCCATGGTCACATCGCCGTCATCGGACGTGTCGAACTGCGCCGCCACCTGAGCGTTTGCCGTCTCGCTGTTCCCGTACTCGGACACGCCCCTTAGCGCCGCCCTCAGTGCCGTGATGTTGAAAAACTTGTTCGCAGTCGTGTAGGTCAGGGATGCCACGCCGCCGCAGAACTTTACGACTGCGGAGGTGGAATTCTTTCCGATTTCGATTAGTGACGAGGTAAACGATGCCACGATGTTCGTCTGCGCGTTGCCGTTGCCGTCGTAGATGGCGATGCCTGTGGGCAGGACGGCTAGCAGGTTGTTGAGTCCGTCCCTAAAGAGCTGGCCGAGCGCGTTGATGAGCACGTTTGCCCCGCTGTGGTAGTTGGCTGAGGTGCTGTCACCCCACTCATCCTGCGTGACCTCGGTCACGTGGATGCCGTCGGTGTCGCTCCAGAAGTGTTGGTCCGTCGCGTTGGCCACGTCCAGTGCTTCCTGTGCGGTGGTGGCCACGCTCTCCGCGTCCTCGGAGACGGTGACGGAGATGGCCGCGGTCGGCGCGCTCACGTTGTGTGCGGGCGTGCCGTCGGGCAGGCATGCATCGTCCTCTGCGGTGGCGGTGACGCTGTGCGTCGTGCCACCATCCAGCGACGCGCTGGAGACGCTTCCCGCGCCCGTCAGGATGCCAAGCTCGGAGCCGTCAAGGTAGACGCGCACGGCAAAGAAATCGTCGGGGATGCCGCCAGAGAGCGTGCCGTCCCACTCGACCACGACCACGCCCGACTTGCTGGACGCGGTGACGCCAGTTGGCGTGCCTGGGGCCGTCGTGTCCCCAACGTGCGTTGCCATGGTGTAGGAGGGGTTTGACTCGCCGTTTGCCACGTTGCCGATGATGGTGCGCGTGCCGTCTGCGTTGTCGTAGGACTTTGCGCCCGACGGCTTGGTGACGGACGAGGTTGCGGATGTAAGGCCAGCGGCAGCGACGCGGGCGATGCGCTCGATTGGGGTCATGAGTGCATCTAGCTTCCTATGTTCCATGTCAGACCTCCCATGGGTCAATTATCGGGTCAAACGTGACGTCTACCTTGCTCGACTGGTCGCCGCTCAGCTCCATGACCCGCAGACGGTACGTGCCGTCTGGTAGCCCCATGTGGCCCTCGATTGACAGGTCTACGACCTGCCCCGGCCAGATGGTCGTGAGGGTTGGCGTGTGCGGGTCATCCAGCCATATGGTGCCCGTCACCTGCGCGAGCGGGCGTGCGCCCGCCCTGAGTCGCGCGGTGGCGTGTGAGCGCAGCAGGGTCAGTGTCGCATCGTCTGTGTAGCTCGCGGTCTCTTCCACGAGTGGCCACGGGTCGCGCCGCGTGACCAGCGCGAGGTCCTGCGCAAGATAGCCGAGCTGCGCCTTGTCGCTGCCCGCGCCAGATGCGTACACGCGCATCGTCGGCGCGGTGTGCGCCACCTTTACGTCCTCGATGGTCCCGCCGCCCGCAAAGCACGTGAGCGTCTGGACAAGGCCAGTCTGGTCGAGCGCGGGGTGCGCATCGGTGCCCATTTCGAGCCTGTGCCGCACGTGCATGCCGTCCTCGGTGACGTAGGGCCTGAGCTGGGCGTCTGGCCCGCCCTGAACGTTGGTGATGGCTTCGAGCAGCTTTGCGAACGAGTTGTTAGCCGCGTTGTAGCCGTAGTACGTGCGCTGGTGGCTGCCCGCCTCGCCCACGTAGGGCCAGTCTATGGGCAGCTCGCCGCCCTGCTTTGCGCCCGTGGCCACCTCGCCGATGGCTGACGCGATGGCGCGGAGCGACAGGCCGTTATAGGTGAGGTCGTCGGTGGTGGTTCCTGCGGGGTTGCCGTTGCCGTAGGCACCCTCGGGACAGACGATGCGCTGCCCGAGCAGGTTCATCATGCTCACCAGCTCGAACGAGGTGTCTAGCCACGAGTCAACGCGCGGACCGATGGCTCCCGCGACAACTGGCACGCGGCCCCGCTCGTCCTCCCAGAACAGGAACAGGCAACGGCGGTAGGTCGCTATCGCGCGCTGCTTGGCGGCGCTGTCTCTGCCGGGGACGGCGCTCCATGGAAGGTTAAGCCCAGACGCATCGGCGGCCCCTACGCCCTTGTCGCGCGTGGTGGCAAGCGAGCAGTCGGAGATGTTCACGGTCCACGACATGGATGGCACGTCTATAGGCTCGCCGATAGCGCCGCTTATCGTGTCACCGAGATAGCAGCGCCACATGGTTAGGCCACCCCCGCGTCAACCACCTGTAGCGTCTGGCCCGCCCAGCCGTTGCGCGACCAGTACTTGCGGGCCGTTCTGACGCCCGCCTGCATCTGCGCCTGCACGGTGTGGGTGCCAGCTTCGAGACGGACGGTGTTCTCCATGTACTGGCTGGTTGCGAGGGTCGGGGAGCCGAAGCACCTTACCTCGCCCTGCGACACCTGCGCGCCGTCCACGAGGACGCGCGTGTACACGCTCGCGTCGTTGCTCGTGAGCGAAGTCAGCGTAAAAATGCGCTTGATATCGACGTAGCGGGCGGTCGGCAGCGTGAAGGTGCCAGCGGCGTAGGTGCGGTATCCGCTCGGGATGGCCGTTGCGGTGTTGGTGGTGTCCACCTGGTCCACGAGGATGCCGAGCGACGCGCCGTATGGGACGGCCTGCGCGCCCAATGCGCTCACGCTAGCCGCCGACGTGGACGTGGCCCCAGCGGGCATGAGCATGGCGGCCACCAGCGTGGCGTAGGTCGGGATGGTCGGCACTGTCGGCGATGCGGCAGGCGTGCCCTGCGTGACGCCCACGGCCACGAGGTTGTCCGCGTCCCCCTGCGTGGCGTCGTGGCTGGTAATCCACACGGCGTCGATGCGCGGATTGCTGGATGAGTTTGCGGCAACGTCGGCGGTGGAGCCACCCGCCCACCATGCCTCGCTCATGCCGTCCGATGCCCCCTTGGAGCAGATGGCCATTCCAGCGGCCACGTTGTAGGCCAGCCCCGAGCCAGTGACGGACAGGCCCGCCACGATGCCCGTGCTGCCCCACTTCGATGCGATTATGTGGCGAAGCTCGGCGGCGGTGGTGCCGACGTCGCCCTGATTCTGCACTCCGAAAGCAACGCTCATGGATGCCTCCTATACGTACGTGTCCCGCACGGTGGCGGTGACGGTTCCTGTGCCCTCTGCGAGAGCGGAGATGGTGACGGTGCCGCCAGCGGGGACGGCTGGGAAGTCGCGGCGCGTGAGTGCGCGCGTCACATCGACGCCCAGCACAGTGGCCGTGCGGGTGAGCGAGTCGAGCACGAGCGGCGCGCCCAGTCCGATTGGCGCGGTGTACGCGAGCTGCCCGCCCGAGTGCGTGATCGTGACACCTGCGGGGAACGAACCCTCGACGGTGATAATGGGGTAGGCGGTCGATGTGCCCTCGTTCGCCAGTGTCGCGGAGTTGCCCGTTGGTGCGTCCCCTGCGAACTGGATGGGGAGCAGCAGGTAGCCCGCTCCATCGTCGTAGAGCAGCCCGCCCCCTGCGTCCCCAGTCGGGACGATGGATGCCACGCGCTCGGTGCCGTAGCGTCGCGGGTCGGGGCATACGATGGTGATGGTGCCCTGATGCATGCCGAGCGCCACGTCCCCGTCAAATTCGACCTCGACGTAGCCCGTCGCGCGCGTCTGCGCTTCCCCATCGTCCACGGTGACCTCGACAATGCGGTGGGCGAACCAGAGCACGCCGTTCATAGCATCGACAACTTGGCCCCTGCCGCCGCCATAGGCGGTCACGCCCATGCTGACGGTGCGAGCCGAGTACAGCACGGCATCGTCCGTCACCGCATGCGCGCCGTCACCTGACGAGCGCTCCGTAAGCTCGACCTTTGCTGACGGGGTTCCCCACCAGCCCTCTAGCGAGTTGACGAACAGCCCAGCAGCGCCGTCGTGGGTCTGGCCCAGCTCCAGCGTGCGGTCATCCGCCGCGAGTGAGATTGACAGCTTGCTCATCTATGCACCTGCCATTATCGAGCGCGTGAAGATGGTGGCCGCTACATATGCGTCCTCGCGCTCGTAGACGTTGTTGGTGATGTTCTGCGTCACCTGCGACGCGCCCTTGGGGTCCATGGTGGCAACGCCGTAGGCCGCGCCCACGCTGTGCCCGTCGAGTCCGAGCGCGTTGGCGATTGTCTCGCTCGCGCTGCCCATTGCCCGCGTCGCTTGCACGGTGCCGTCTTCAATGCCGATGGCTAGGCCCTGCATGAGGTAGCCGCCCATCTCCTTCATGAGACGCGACGGGGACCCGATGCCGAAGAAGCTCTTTAGCGTGCCGAGCGCGTTGGAGCAGAGGTTGCTGACTGCGTTGGTCACCCAGCCCACCGCGCCGCTGATGCCGTTCACAAAGCCGCTAATAAGGTCTTGGCCCGCGCCAACCAACCAGCTACCGATTCCGCTAAGAGCGCCCATCACAGCGCCGCGCAGCGTGCCGAAGATGGACCTGATGCCGCTGATTGCGGAGCTTACCGCGCTCTTCATGGCACTCAGAGCACCAGACCAGTTGCCTTGCATTGCCGCGCTAACTGCTGCCACGATGGAGCGCACAACGTTCATGGCGGTGGTGATGATGGTCTTGATGATGTTGAAGTTGGTCTCAACGGAGGACTTAATGACGCCCAGCACGGTACCGATGATTGCGCTGATTGCGGGCCACACGCTGTTGACGATGTTCAAAACCGTGTTCAAAGCGCCGAGAACCGTGTTCTTGACAACCCCGAACACTTCCATGACCTTGTTGCGCATGTCCTCGTTGGTGGCGATGAATGCGACGATAGCGCCGATGATTGCGCCGATGATAGTGATTGGGCCGCCCAGCACGCCAACCACCGCCGCGATGAGCGCGGGTACCGTCGTTATCGCGCTGATTGCAGGGAGAATGACCGTCGTGAAGATTCCAATCGCCGTCGATATCGCGCCAATGATGGTCGTAATGACGCTTGCCCCAGCGATGCCCGCGATGATGCCCGCAATGACGGGGAGCGCGGGCTGGATGAAGTTGAAGAGCTGACCAAAAGCGTCTGCCAGCGTCGTGACGATGGGTGCCAGCGTCTCGATGCCAGACTGGACGAAATCGCCGAAAGCGCCCGCCAAGTCAGAGACGGTGGGCGAGACTTCCTCGAACGCGCTCGCAATGCCGTTGATGGCGTCGGTCACGCGCCCGTCCTCGTTGAGCGAGTCATAGATGCCCTGCATGGTGTTGGTTATGGCCGCGTCCATCTGGCCCATAGCGCCCTCAAAGGTGCTGGTCGATGTCGCGGCCTCCTTTGCCACGTCGGTCATGCCGAGGTTGCTCAATGCCGTGTTGAACTCGTCGGCAGTCACCTCGCCTGCGGCCAGCGCGTCCTTGAACGTCCCCATGGAATCGTCCCACGCGCCCATCTCTTTCAGCTCGTTCTGGATGGCACCAGACGCACCAGGAAGGGCGTTAACAATCTGGTTCCAGTCTTGGCTCATGAGCTTGCCCGCGCCGTTCACCTGCGTGATGGCGTTGGCGAAATAGCCAAAGCTCTCGGAGTTGCCGCCCGCAGCAGCGTTGAGGTTGCCCGCGGCCTGCACAAGCGTGTCGTAGTCCTGCACGCCGTTGGCGGCCAGCTTCGCGGTCGTGTCCATGACCTCGCCGAGGTCGTACACGGTCTGGTCTGCGTAGTCCTTCATGGCGGTGCGCACGGAGTCAATCTGTGCCGTGTCAAAGCCCGCGAACTTCATCGTGGAGCCGAACTTCTGTAGCGCGTCCGATTGCTCGATGCCGTCACCAAAGCGCTGCTTGAACTCGTCGGCGGCACTTTTCGCAACGTCCGCGATGATGTTGCCGAGAGCCACCTTCGCAACGCTGAAACCGTTTGCGAGGGCGCTAGCGCCCGCGCTGCCAGCGCCGCCCATGCCGCTCTGCATGGCACCCGATGCGCTGGACGAGAACGCCTTGCCCGCGCTCTTTCCCGCGCCGCCCATGGACTTGCCTATCTCGTCCACGACCTTCGAGGATTCCAGCTTCGGATAGATGGATAGGTAAGCAGATGCGATTTCTCCTGCCATTTACTCACCCCCTTGGGGTATGTTGAGAATTTCGTCCACGAACGCGCGGTTAGCCTGTGTGGAGTTGTACTTGCGCTCAAATTCCTCGCGTGACGCGGGCGTGTCGATGGGCTTTGGGTAGTTGCGCCGCTTCTGCGCGTCCTCCGTGCTCTGCCATGCGATAACGCGCAACGTGTGCTCGATTTTCGTAAGCAAATACATCCGCGTGTCCCACTCCGCAGCGGTTCCGCGCCACACGCGCGCCCCTGCTGGCAGCTGAGCGCACAAACAGGCGGCATGGGCGTAACTGAAAGCAGCGCCCATGCCGTCCATGTTGAGTCCGTAGTACTGTTGCAGGTCGGCGCGTAGCTCGCTCGGTCTGTCATGCACGAGCCGCGCGAGCAACGCTAGTTTTTTGCTTCGTCACCAGCGGCTTCGAACGCGGCCCTGAGCAGCTCGCCCATCGTGGACAGCTTGCCGCCGATGGCACGCGAATACTCGCGGTCGCGTCCAGCAAAGACGGCCCTGAAACAGCGGATGAGCGCCTTTGGCTCTTCGTCGGCTTCGAGGATGTCAGCCACGAACTCGTAGTCGGTGAGCACGTCCTCGTCACACTCGAACTGCTTGCCCTCGAACTCAAAGGTAATCATGTGCTAGGCCACCTCAATGTAGTCGTAGACGCTCACGCCGTTGGCATCGACGTTGCAGGTGATGGTGATTTCGCGGCCAGCCAGCTCGCCAGACGCGAGCGACATCTCGCCCACCTCCGTGACCTGACCAGCGGGCACGACCTGACGCCAGCGGCGTCCGTCGCGCAGGACCAGCTCGAGCACGTAGATGCGAGAGGGGTCATCGTGCGCACCGTGCTTGACGGTGATGAGGTCATTGGTGGTGGTGACCATCGACTGGCCGTAAATCTCCTTCAGCGCGGACTCCTTGACCTCGATGAGCGTGGCGGTGATGGTCTCGGTGCGGCTGGACGAGGCGGTGTAGACCGTATCGCCGTTCATGTCCACCATGTTCTCGGCATCGGTCTCGATGGACTCGGTAACGCCGTCCTCGCTGATGAAGCCAAGATTGACGAAATCAGAAGGCAGCGCGGTGTCAATGTCGTTGGGAACGGTGGCGGTGCTGGGCGCGCTGAAAAAATAGCCACCCGAGACGCCCTTGGTGGTGGATACGTTAGCCACTGCGTTGGTACCAGTTGGCATGTCAGCTCCTTACGTTTGAAAAATGGCCCCCGCGACGGTCGCAGGGGCCATGTGTTTGTGATTGCTCGATTTGCTTACACTCCGTGCAATGCCTGCGAGAGCGCTTCGACCTGCTTGGCATGGAGTCCGGCGTTCACCCGTCCAGTGCGCGCGTCGATGCAGGACGCACCCACCCAGCCGCGCGCCTTGACTGCGCCAGTGTCAACGCCGCTGCCGAACTTCAAGCCGCTCACCGCTTGCGCGCGCAGCTTTGCGCGGGTTGACTCGTAGCCCAGAATGGTGCGAACGCCGCCACTCTTCATGACTTCGCGGAACGCGGAAGCATGGGTCTCTACTTCGAGGTCCGCGCCAACCTTGCGCCTCATGGCTCTGCCGTCCAGATGGGGTCGTTGTCGGTGTCCAGCTTCCCGTAGGACGGCACCGCGAACGCGGCATAGGACGCAACGCCAAGCATTTGAAGCTCGGCCTTGCGGATGTAGAGGTCACCCACGGGGTTGCCCCACGTCCACGTGTTGCTGTAGCTGCTCACGCTCTGGATTGCCTGCGGCGATTGCCCGAACTCTTCTGCGGTCGGCGAGGACAGGGCGCGCTCGACCATCTGGCACACGACCATGCGGGCCGCGTCAGCGTCGGGCGTGGTCCTGCCGCAAGCGGTCGTGACCATGAGCGACGCGCGCTCAATCATCTTCTCGGCCACGTCGGGGTCTAGCACGGTGCAAGCCAAATCATCGACTTCTGCGTAGGTGGTGACAGCCATCGGCTACACCTCCTTCTTCGCCGCCCTCTTTCTGGGCGCGCGTTTCTTTGGCTGCTCTGCGGGCTGCTTGACGGTGTGGCCCCACGACTTGTAAAGCTCCACAAGCTCGTCAGGCACGACCATCTCAACGCCCGTGTCGCAGTGGGTCATGGCTACAGCCATGACTAGGCCGTAATCTTCTGGAAGTAGGCGGTGTCGGCAACGAAACCGATACGGACCTCGGCGCGGATTGCGACCATGTTCTGCTGCCAGAGGTTGATGGTGCCACCAGTGACGGCAAGCGTCGCCTGGTCGGAGATTGCGATCTCGATGCCAGCGACGGTGCCAAAGCGGGCATGGGTCCAATCGCCAGCGAAACCGAGCTGGGCGGGGGTTCCAGCGGCATAGACGCCGCGAGAGTAGGTCACGGGAGCGCCGAGGATGGTGGGGATGGTGGAGTTTGCAACGGTGTCGTTGAACAGCGGGCGCTTGGTCTGGTCGGTGGCGCTGAGCAGCTTGGTCTTGCCCTGCGGGGACATGACGATGCCATTCATCACGCCGCCAGCGTTGGCGATGTTGCCGTCAACGGTAACGAGAGCACCGTAAACATCGGTGCCGAGAGCGACGGCAGTAGCGCCGCCCAGAACGTCGAAGTTGGAGCCAGGAGCAGTGCCGCCGAAAACGGTGGCGTCGAACTTCTTGGCGATGGCGAACGGCAGGCGCTCGCGGAGTGCGGCGTAAAGACGCGGCATATCGTCCATAAGCTCCTTAGAGACGGTCTCAATGACCGCCAGCTTGTAGGGCTGAATGGTCTTGATGGAGACGGTGGAGTTGGAGACGGGCTTGGAGTCAGTCTCTGCAACCCAGTCGGCGCTCGGCTCGCCAGTAATCACGGGGACGGCAACGCCGTTACCGGGCAGCTCGATACGCTGCGCGAGACGCATGACGGCGGAATCCTCGAGGGTCTGCGCCCAAATGTCCTCGGAGATGGATGCGGGGAGGGTAGGACGGGAAATATCGGCCATGGTTGGCTCCTTTTCGTGTGTTTAGGCGCTAAAAGCGCTCTTCATGAACTCGGCGAAGTCCGCGGATGCGTTGCCGCTATCGACAGCGCCCGAAACCTCGCCCTTGTCGGTCACAGATGGGTACTTGGGCTTCGTGGCATCGTGGGCCGCAAGCCATTCGGCGTTCTCGGCCACGTCACCAGCCATGCGGGACAGCATCTCGGCGCTTACGCCCTTCTCGGCTGCGAGCTTGGCAACCAGCGCGGCGCGCTCCTGCTCCTGCTTGATGCCAGCAAGCTCGGTCTCTGCCTTCTCTGCCCGCTCCACCGCACGTTGCAGCTCGGACTTGGCGGCTTCCTGCGCTTCGTCGTAGGCTTTCGCCTTGGTCTGCAAGTCGGCGTAGTCGGCGTACTTCTCGCGCTCGCGCTTGAGCCTGTCGCGCACGATGGCATCAAGCTCGGACTGCGTGAAGGTGCGCTCTTGCTCCGCAGGTGCGCCCTGCGTCGGCGTCTCGTTCTCGTTGGGCATGGTTGGCCCCCTTTCCCGCCTTTGGCGGTCGTCATTTGCCGCGATAGGCTCGCGTAGCCATGAAAAAGGCCCCTTGCGGGGCCAGATTCATCTTGTTATGCGTTCGCCGCTTCCTGCGGGCTTTCGCCCTGCTCGCGCGCGTCGCGGTACAGCTCGCGCCGCCGTGCGTTGCGCTGGTCGGCGAACTCCTTCGTGTAGTCGGCGCGCCGCATTGAGTTGACGCGCTCCTTCCAGCTATCGCCCTCTGCGTCCGTGTACTCGTCCAGCAGCGCGTCGGGATCGTAGCCCTCAATCTCCAAATCGTCCCCGCACCGCTTGACCACAAACTCACAGTCGCAGTTGGCGTGGATGTGCTCGGCATGGTTGCCAGCGCGCACGGCCTTGGACGCGAACACCCATCCCTGCGAGCCAAGCGTGCGGCAGAACGCGCAAGAGTCACCGATGCACACCCAGGCCCACATGGTCTTGTTGGCTATGGCATTCTCGCGCATGGTCTCGACTCCGCAACGCTTCACCATGCGCTGCATCTCGTTGCTCACCAGCGCGCGGGCGGCTTGGATGGACGTTGCGCGCCTGTACTGCTCGCGTATGTTGGCGGTGACAATCTCTTCGTCTGGCAGGTCCGCGAGGTGCGCCATGGGCGCTGAGCCTTGCATCATCTCGTCAAAGAGGGAAGCGGACAGCTCCGCGTCAGCGTTTCCGTATTGCCACAGAAGCTGGTCGGCGTAGTCGCACAGCAGCGAGAGCGCGCGGCCCTCATCGTCCCATGAGAGCGAGTCGAAAAACTCCTCCAGCTTGCGCGCCGCCTCGCCGCGTAGCTTGGCGTGCGCGTCGCGGTACCGCTTCCAGTCGGCTGCATAGATGCGCGCGTGCGTCATGACGTGACCAGCCCATCAAGCAGGGAAGCGCCGACGTTGCGCCTACGCTGTGCCATGATGCGCGCGATGGTCGGCGCGTCAAAGCCCAGCATCTCGTAAAAGACCTCGGTGCCGCCGAACTGCGGGTCAACGCTTGCGATTTTCACCGCTGCGTCTGCGGTGCTCGCCACGGACGGCATGGCGGGATTCTGGAACTTGGCCATTACCGCGCGCTCTTCGTCGGTGAGGTCGGCCAGCGACTTGTTGCCGGCGATGGCCTGCGCCATGAGCGCGATTGTGTACAGAGCATCACCGTTCTCGCGGTTCAGCTCCTGCGCGCGCACAATCAGCTTCTCGTTGGCCGCTGCAACAGCGTCAGCGCTGGTCGGGTTTGCGTCGTTGACCACGCCCGTGTCCGTCACGCTCAGCGACGTGGACGCGGCGAACTGCGTTGCCAGCGAGCGGAGCATCTCGACGTGTGGCGTGATGTGGCCCTGCGCGAGCTGCCCGAACTGCGGCACGTCACCGTTCTCGTCGCGCGTGGCAAGGAGCAATGAACCCATATAGGTCTTGAACTTGTCGGAAATCAGCGCGTCGTACTGCTCGTCGGTGATGCCAAGCAGGTACTTCTGCGGGCTGGTCGAGAACTCGAGCGCCACCGTCGCAAGGCTCATCGTCCGAATGTATCCGCGCGTGAGGTCACGCACTGAGCGCGAGATGCGCGAGCGCCCCAGCGGCCTTTTGGTCGTGCCGCCCTCGTTGGCCATTGCGACCATCAGCGGGCGGCCCATGGCCTGCGCGTATCCCTCGGCGTGCCAGCGCGCGGAATCGTCGCGCCGAATCACCCACACGGCATCGTCGGTGTAGAGGTTGACCACGCTGGGGACCTCGTAGCCGTCGCGCCCGCGCGTGGTCTCCGTGATGGCAAAGCCGCACGCAAGACGCTGTGCGCCGCCGTCCCAGATGCCTGCAGCGGTCTCGCCGCTATGGAAGCGGATGGTAACGCCGGACACGCCGCCAGCAGAGAGCGTGGCGAACACCACGCCATGCATCAGCTCGTCCCCCACCGCCTTGTTGTATTGGCTCGTGAGCCTGTTGTCACGCACGATAGACGCGAGCAATTCTGGCGTCGTGCCGTCCGCTGCAACGTAGCCGTCAAAGATTGAGCGGTCCTTCAGGACGGTCACCGCCTTCTCGGGCCAGCAGCACGCCATCTCGAAGTGCGAAAGTGATCGTGGCAGCGCAATGCCAAGATTGCACTCGCCAACGGTCACGCGCTGCTCGAAGTAGCGCCGCTTGAGCCGGTTCTTGGAGTTGTGGCGCTCGAACTCGTCCAGCAGAGCGCCCATCTGCGCGCGTGCGTCTGGTGTGAGTCCAGCCGCGTCGCGCACGCCGTGAAAGTCGTGGTGCATTAGCCAATCCTCGCTTTCCTGTTGGGGTTGCGCTTTGTCGTTCTCGAACCCCACAGAGCGAGCGCGCACGCTTCGATGGGTAGTGGGTCGGTGCCACCGAACCCCCAGCCGCCACCGCGCCCGATTGCGCGCCGCGTGGCCGTCGTTGCGGAATCTCTAAGCTGCTGCTGCGGGCGGTACCACGTCAGCTTCTTCTCGTTCACGGCATCGCAGAGCA